ATGTTTAACAACTCAGTTTCAAAAGAATTTAAAGACAAATCAGGCGATACCGTGACTCTTAAAATTCAGCTTGTCCCAGGTAAAAAAGGAATCGCCCTTGCTTCTAAGTTGATGGTTGTTGCAGGTGGTCTTTTCCAATCTGATCAGCAGTTTTCTCTTGCATCTGCTCTCATGGCTGTTAGTGACAAGATTGACTTCTTTGAAGTTGCCTCTGTTGTATTTGAAGGTGCAGTTGTCCAGTCTGCGCAGTCGAACTATGAAGATTTCCCTCTGAATGCTGATAAGTTCTTTGCTGGTAACTACGGAATGTTCGTTGACATGCTGGCGTTTGCACTGGAGGCAAACTTCGGAAGTTTTTTCGAATCTCAGATGTTGGGTATGAAGACCCCAGCTTAAAGCTGAACTGGGGGAAGAACGCTACAGATCCTGAAGTATTCAAACCCGCGCTTCAGTCGTTTGACAAGATGAAGGACAGGATCGACCAAGTAGACATTTTCATTCTGAACATCTACAGCAATAAAGATTGTCGCGAATCGCTTCCAGCGCTCTATGACATGACCTTCCCTGACCTCGTCAAACTGTTTAACTACCTGAATTTCAAAGCATCTCTTATCACTCTTCAGAAGCACGCTGAACACCTCAAACTTGAGCAAATTCAGAACTCAAAATAGTCCCCGCTCGAAGCAAATTACCCTACAAGGATCATCACAATGGCTGGTGATAAACAAGTTATTGAGTCGTTCAGCATTGATTTACTACTGAACTCTCCCAAATTTTTACAACAGCTTCAGAGCGTGGAAAAGCGTGTCAATGAAGCTGCTCAGCGTATGGAAAAGCGTCTTGCTGGGGCGTTTAATCTGCGTAACAAAGGCGCTGCCTTCGTACAGAAAGACCTGAATAGAATTGTCAAAGCTACAGAGACCGCTGCAAAGCAGATGAACCGTAGTCTTACCCAAGCGTTTAACGTGCGTGGCAACAACGGTAACTTTCGCCAGTGGGTGCAGAACGCTGAACGTAGCGCTGAACGTGTGACAACCGCTATTGACCGTGCTAATCGTCGTATGGGTGCTAACGGTGGTGCTCGTATCGGTGGCGCTGGTGGTGGTAACTCTGCACCTCGCCTGACATCTGAAGAGCGTTTAAACCGTCAGTATCGTAACCGTATCGCTCGTATGGCTGATAACGTACATGCTCAGTTCTATGGCTCCACTATGGAACGTCTACAGCGTGGAGGTCATACACAGCAGGTTAATCAGTTTAGATCACAGATCCGTGACGCTTACCTTCGTAATCGTTCTTCTGGTGACACAACAGCCTTCAGACGCGAGGTGAGGGAAGCAACTCAAGTACAGCGCATGTTCTTGAACAGTCAACGTTCATCAGCCTCTTCAACAGTTCGTCTGACTGGAGAGACAGAGGGGCTGATCGGTAAGTTCTCTACACTGGCTGTTGGTCTGCTGTCTGCTCAGGCTGCTCTTGAGTATTTTCAGAAGTCACTCGTAGAAGGTAACGCACGTTTCCAGTCAGGAACGATGCTCGGTGCTGCTTTTGGTGATAATGCACCTGCGATTACCAAGCAAGTCACTGAATACGCTGACCGTTTCGGTATGAACAAGACTGAGGCTCTACAGCAAGCAGCAATTCTGAGAAGTACCTTACCTGACAGCCTGTTCAAAGATGCTGATATTCCTCGCTTGATGCAGACTGAATCAATTTTTGGGCATCAGACAGGCATGAACAACGAGCAGATCGGGCGTCTTAACTATGCGTTGCCCCAGGTGGCTGCAAGCCCGAGATTGATGGGGCAAGACTGGATGCAGATTGCCAACGCTGCACCCGGTATCGTAAAGCCACTTCTTGAACTGACTGGTGCTAAGAACGTTTCAGACCTCAAGAAACTTGCTCAGACAATGTCTGGTGCAGAGTTCGCTCAGCTTATGATCAAAGCGATGGATAAACTTGCATCTAATGCAAAAGTTGCCAGTGCTGCTATGAACTCTATGCAAGCCAATATAGGGCGTTATCAGAACGCTGTCCAAGATGGTCAGGTTAAGTTCTTCAATGGCTATAGTGACGGCTTCAAATCGCTTCTTCAGTCACTGACCGGCTTCTTCAATGAGTCAAATAGTAGCCTCGAACAACTCGGTCATGGTGCTGGTTACATCTTCGATAATCTGGCTACGATGGTAGATAACATCGGTGTGCTTGCTATCCGTGGAACTGGTTATTTTAACGAGTTCAAACAGTCTGCTGACAACCTATTCAATAGTCTTCCTAAAGGTGTTCAGGAAGTATTGGGTAATATGGGTAACGTAGCGACTCAGGCAACTACAGCATATGTAGCTTATAAAACGTTGGGTTTAGTTGGTGGGAAATTCCTGAGCCTGTTCTCAGGGACTGCCGCTACAGTTGCTTCTACTGAGACTGCTACGGTAGCTGCTACAGGTGCTTTAGGTCGTCTTGGAGCATTCTTCACAGGCTCTCTGTTACCGTTCCTCGCAATGATTGAATTGGCTGCTAATGCTGACAGTCTGATCGGGTCTGCTAACACCTTACGTGGAAAGATGGGCTTCGACGATACCAAAGGCTTCAGTGAAAGAGCAGAATCACCTGATGCTACCTGGTATGAGAAACTACTTGGCTACAATCCATCTAAGATGTGGGGATGGTTTAAGTCAGGTATTGCTGATGCTCCGATTATGAATGGCAACTGGACAGGTGCAACATCTCCAGCAGGTATCACGCCAACAGTACCTTTCATGCCTTCAACACTTCCAGGTTTCTCCCCGAATAAGATTGATGGAAACATCAAGCTGACCATTCAGGACAGCAACGGGAAGGTCATGTCACAAGGCGTACTCAATCAGGGTAACGGGTTCAGTCTGTCCCTTGATGCTGGGTCTATGAATAACCCCTGGCAGAATGACACAGCTAACTACTCGTTTGATATTCCTCAACAATACTAATAAGGGCTTGTAAATGGCTACTCTATCGGGCTACCAGGTGCAGCCCTTAAACTTTTCGAATAAAGACGGGATTCTTTTCAGCCCAATGGATGACATGTCAGTCTTCCTGAATATGACATCTACAACTGAGATGAACTACAACACAGATGTCACTGTGACAACTTCACCAGTTATGTCCGGCGCTAACGTTGCGGATAACTTCAGCCGTCAACCCAAGCGGATCGATATTTCTGGTGTTGTAGTTACTCAATACGGTGGTGCTTTCTTCATTACGCAAGAAACAGGCTCTGTTGAAGATTTCGTCACAACGGTTGAACTATGGAGAGATCAAAAACGCCTCGTGCACGTGATGTGTCAGGACGGGATCTCACTGGAAAACTGTGTTATTGCAAACTTCTCAGCCAAAAAAGATAAGTCGATTTCTAACGGACTGAACTTGCAGATGAGCTTTGTGCAAATTGACATTGTAAAAGAAGCGACAAAGACCACTGTCAACGGTGTTCCTGCTGAGAACGTAAACGGGAGTAAGGCTGGTGCAAAGACGAAGACAAAAGCTGTTGAAGGTCTGAAGAGTGCAGGTAAAGCCTCCACGACAGAGACGCAGTCAACTCTGAACTGTAAGGCGCTGCTTGGTCAATCTGCTGACTGGCTCGATAAACACCAGAACGCATTATCAGCAAGAAACTCCTGTCAGCAGTCTGCTCAAAAGGGCGCTGCTCATGGTCAGTACATTTACACGTTCAGTCCATCAGAAGACGTCATGTCAGATGTACGTAACAACCTTAACTCACAGGGCGTTAATCAAAACATGAAGGAAGGGGCACATTAATGAGCTATGAAATCAACGTGCCTTCCTCTGCATGGAGCACACAAACTGTGACGCTTGACGGTTCACTTTTCCGTATCGAACTGAAGTACAAAGAGCGAACAGAACGCTGGTACATGACCCTGAAAGATAACACTGGTGTAGACATCCTGACCGAAAAGAAACTTGTAGATGGTCAGGTCATCACAGGTCTTTGGGATATTCCTGGCGTACAAGGTGCTATTACTGTCCAGCGTAACTACGGTACAGATGTCTATCCAACGTATGACACGCTTGGTGTAGGTAAGCAGTTCTCTCTGGTCTATCTGACAGAAAATGAGTACACGCTCTTACTACAGACTGAAGATAACTTTAACTATGTTGCGCGAGGTAACAGATAATGGCACAGGGCGTACCTATTCGTGTTTATCAGGTCACAATTGGGACTGAAAGCGCAACGTTCAGCAACACCCCCGGACAACACAACTCGTCTCAGATGGATGCTGTGATCTTCGATAATATCAGGATGGAAGGGCGAGTATCCGTTGATAACAGTCCAACCACTACCAGTAGTGATGATGTGGAGTTTCGCTTCTACAACTTGAACAAGACAACTCGTCAGGCTTTGATGCAGGAAAATGCAACGCTCATGTTGAAAGCTGGTTACGATACGTCATGGCAACGTGACTCAGAAGGTAACATTATCACTGAGTATGACAGCCTACCGATCATTTTCATCGGCGGTATTGTGCACGCTTACACACGTAAAGATCCCGGCTCAAATGATGTGGTGACAGTGGTCAACTGTAGTTCTGACCAGAAGATCCGCAACATGACTAAAGTGTCAGTCGCATACAAACCAGGTACTACCAAAGCAGCGGTTGTGAAAGATCTCGTTAAACGTCTTGGTTTCCCTGTCAGCCGTATGGAACTGGATAGCCTCGGTGATACAGCCTATTCATCCGGTAAATCTGTGTTTGGTCAGCTTGACCATGCTCTGACCCGTATCTGTAAGGAATGTGGTCTTCAGTACAGCATTCACAACGGTACGATCAGTATTCTTCGTTCTAATGACCAACCCGCTAAGGGAAGTGATACCAGTGTTGACGCCTGGCTATACACGCCAGCGCAGATCATGGAACTTGACGCTTACTTTGAGCAGAAATCTGTAAAGCTGATTGCTAAGAAAACCAGTTCAAATCGTGGAAAAGCAAAGGTTAAAGAAACACCTGAAGACGAGTCAGTGACTACCAAGAATGGTATTCGTACAAAGACCCGCCACGGAATCATGATGAAGTCTCAGCTTAACGGTAATGTGAAGATGCATGACTTCGTTAAGCTGGATGGACTAAACGCGGTTATGCCTGATGGCTCTGACGGGGATTTGAAAGATGGTGTCTACCGTGCAATCAGAATCGATCATTCGATCAACTGGCCTGATGGTGAGTGGTCAACGGGTTTGAAACTGGTAGAAGTGCAGTGACATGGCCTAATCAAAATTTAGGGATCACTATTAGGTTTCTGCCCAATTAGGTGCGATACCTAAGTCACTGAAAATCCTTTGAAGTATAGAGAAATCTGTTGGCCAATAATTCTTCACAGTTGTTGGAAAGCGATAAGCAAGAAAATATGACAGAAAAATTATTGGTTGACGGAATTCAAAGAAATCACTTGTATCTTGATGGTGTTTAATTCTCTCTTTTAAAAAGTCAAATTGTTGATTTTCAAAGAATTTTACAAAATCCTCAACAGTGCACTTCCTAAGTAATGCTCGATTGCTGTCTACAAAGATTATCGCATTTCGATCATCAATGTTATCCACGTTAACAATCTCAGAACGAGATGCATGACCGTTTAAGGTATTAAGCCAATTAGTGACATTAACACTCGCAGCTTCAAGTTCCTTTTTTGCATGGCATAAGAGGTCATCGGTAGTTTCCATGAGGGCCATGCCCTTAGCGAAATTACGCCTAATGCTTTGATCTACTTGTAGATTTGTTTTGTAAATTGTATCGTGAGCCAGCTCTGCATATGCATGCTGTAGTAATGTTCTCAACTGTACTTCACAGGGAGTACCTTCCTTTATAACTTGTCCATCAAATTCATGTTCATTACTTGCATACACAATATAGTGAACAGATTGATAGTCGAAGATACGCGCGTCCGAGCCACGCCATTCATCGAACTCCTTATCCTTGGAAAATGTCCAATAGGGTAGTGACTCTACAATTTCTGTGAGTAATCTCAGTTGGTCTGTAAGAAGAACGACGAAGCGGATACCTGCTTTATCAGTGATTTCACGATATGGATCTTTGTATTTCCCTTTCTTCCTGAGAAAAGCCTTTGAAACTAAAGAATCTACAGTTTTAACACGTCCTGACGGCTTGATTTTGATGTATTCATCATAAACAGACTGTCTCTCAAGGCGTTGAAGAAGTTCGGCATCAATTTTTGAAATGACAAATTTTGACCATGCTTTGTACATAGCGCGTTCAGACTTGTAAAGTTCAATAAATTCATGCCGTTCCAT